TCTGCCCACGGTCGAGCGGGAGCGCCTGCTAGGCGGCAACTGGAAAATCAGGCCAGCGGCAGGAATGTATTTCAGGCGTCACTGGTGCGAGATCGTTGACGCGGCCCCGCATGGGTGCAAGTGGGTTCGAGGATGGGACTTTGCTGGAACCGAAAAGCGGGACGATAACAAGCCAGACTGGACCGCTGGTGCCAAGATCGGGTTGCATCCGGACGGGCGGGTGTTTGTCTCGGACCTTGTGGCCTATCAGCTATCGCCGGGTGGCGTGGAAAGGCTGGTGAGAGGAACAGCAGAACACGATGGGCGCGAAGTTGAAATCGACATACCTCAAGACCCCGGCCAAGCTGGCAAGGCGCAAGTTGCGGCCTATGCAAAATTGCTCATGGGATACCGAATGCATTCAAGCCCCGAGAGCGGCGATAAGGTTACTCGCTTCGGCCCGTTTTCATCGCAAGCAGAAGCTGGAAACGTCTACATTGTTCAAGGGCCGTGGAATGAACGGCTTATAACTGATTTGGAAAACTTCCCCGAAAGTGGTAAAGATAGTGCTGACGCGGTTTCGCGGGCATTCAATCGCTTGTGGTCTGCAAAGAACAAGACAAAGGTGACGTGGTGACAGACAAGCCTAAAGCAAATGGCGAGAGCACGATGATCCCGCGCCGCCGCCTATCCAGCTTGGCAGGCCAGCATTTCGGCGGTGACCGTGACCTTTACGCGACGATGGGATATCCGCGACACCTCACAGCCGAGGATTATGTCGATGCCTATTTGCGACAGGACATTGCCGCTTCGATTGTCGACGCATATCCTGACGCAACATGGCGAGAGCCGCCAGAGATTGCAGGCAATGACGATCTGGCGCGTGAGTGGGCAACACTAGACAGCCGCTTGCAGTTGTGGCGCGGCCTTCATCGCGCTGACCGCCTGACCGGCATCGGGCACTACGGTGTGATCTTGCTTGGCATGGATGGCGGTCAGCCAATGGATCAGCCTGTGCGGGGGAGCAACTTCCAGCTTCTTTATGTCCAGCCGCATAGTGAACGTACTGCGCAAGTCACGGCATGGGAAGATGATCCGACCAGCCCGCGATACGGCAAGCCCAAGTTCTACCGCGTCACGACTGGCGTAAATTGGACCGGATCGGGAGCGGGCCAGAAGTCGCTGACCGTCCATCACAGCCGGGTTATTCACATCGCAGAGCGCGCGCTTGAAGATGAGAGCATCGGCACGCCGCGTCTTGAGCGCATCTGGAATAGGCTCATGGACCTCGACAAGTTGCTGGGGTCCAGCGCGGAAATCTACTGGCAAAACTCTGCCATGATTATGCAGCTAAAGGCCGATCTTGAGGTTGAGTGGTCGCCGGAAGAAGCTGACGCGCTAGCAACCCAAGTTGATGAAATGCAAAATGGCTTGCGGCGCTGGCTTCGGACGCGGGGAGTTGATGCCAGCAACATCGCCCCCGGCCTTCAAGGCTCAGATGCAAGCAACACCATTGAGCGGCTGTTGGACGTGGTGGCGGGCGCTGTGCGCATTCCAAAGCGCATCCTTGTCGGTTCCGAGGCGGGTGAGTTGGCTTCGTCTCAAGACGAGAATAACTGGGCTGGCCGCATTCAGGAGCGGCGCGAGCAATTCGCGGGGCCATCTGTCGCCGAGCCGTTCATCCGACGCTTGCAGGCTCTCGGGGTTTTGCCGGGTGGCGCATTTACGTTGGAATGGCCTGAAAGTGACAACCTCGGCGAAGATGCGCGTGCGGATATTGCGCTTAAAAAAGCACAGGCGATTGCGACCTACGCCAACTCGCCCGGCGCTGAATTGCTGGTGACGCCGGATGAATTTCGTTACTATCTTGGCGAGGACGCGGCGATGCCGGAATTTGTTGAAGATGGCCCGCTGGATGAAGGCGAGGCGGTTGTGCAGTTTTATGCAGGCCGGGGGCGTGGGTAATGGCGCAAATGAAAGTAGAAATTGACATGTCGGAGCTTGACGCGGCTCTTGAGAAAGCATCGCGACTGTCTGACATGTTAGATGAAATTGAAGGCCGATTTGCAGCGCTAGATCATGTCGGGCTTGGTCCCGTCGCATCTGCCCCCACATCTCCGCCGCCGCCAAAGCCCCGCCGATGACCTGCAATTGCGTCGCCCTGCACACCCACGCCGCCCAGCGTTATGACCCGACGCGCACCACGATTTTGCGCAGGCGGTTCGAGGGTGAGGCCGCAAGGCGGTTCCGATGGCTGAAAGGCCGCATCAATGAGGCTGTGATCGCACAAGATGGGTTCGGCCTAAAAACCAATCGTGGCGAGTTTGATTTTCCTCGCAGCGCCGAAAAGGTAAGCGCATTCATGGATTGGTTGCAATCTCAGGTAAATGCAGGCCTCTTGGAGGTGAGGCAGGGCGAGCCGCTTTCTCGCGCTGCGGAGCGCGCATGGTCAAGCGTTTACGTCCGATCAGCCTATCAGCGCGGGATGGCTCAGAGTGCGGCCAAGCTGCGCGCGGAAGGCGTTGACGTAGCGCCGGAATGGATAACAGAGGCGTTTACGCGGCCTTTCCACGTTGACCGCGTGGGGCTGGCATACACTCGGACGTTTGAGGATTTGATCGGCATCACGAAAGCTATGTCCACTCAGATCAGCCGTGAGTTGGCGTCGGGCTTGGCCGAAGGAAAGGGGCCGATGGAAATCGCCCGGCGCATGAACAACCGCGTGGACAAGATCGGCATCACCCGCGCGCGTATGCTTGCCCGCACAGAATGCCTGACTGGCGATATGATCGTGGACGGCGCTGACGTCCAGTCAGCCCATAAGCGGTGGTATGACGGCGAGATCATTGAAATCGTCACCGCAGACGGACGCAATGTCACCGCTACCCCGAACCACCCAATGCTTACGCAGCGAGGATGGGTCTTTGCGGGTCAGGTCACGAATACGGATTATCTGATCTGCAACGCGCTCGCTGAGGTGTCTGGTTCGGCGCGAGATAAGCACATAGATCACGCTCCATCCAGCATCGCTCAGGTCTTTGATGCGACTGCGGCAATAGGTGTCATTGAGCGGAAAAGAACTGGAAAGCCAGACTTCCACGGCGACGGGGTCAAGGGCTATGTCAATATTGCGAGTGCCGCACGGGAGTTGCGGGTCGGGCTTTTCTCCCCTGTCTTCGAGCATAGCTTTGATTTCATCCTCACCAAAGCCGACTGGCCGGGAACGAGATTTTGCCATTTTTCTGGCCGACTGCTGCCGGTTGATGAGGCTGTAGACTTTGTTTCGGCTGCGCTTGATCGCGTTGGCTTGTTTCAATCTGTAGGATATGGCTTCGCTGCTGACGCTAAAGCTTTGTGCGAGTGCGGAAATCGTTTCACCGGCGTCATATCGGGCTTTGATTTCATCGATCGGCAAGCCTTGGATAAATGCCGGTGCAACCCATCCGTTGCCATACTTGGCCTTCAAGGCATTGCTGCCATTTCGCATCATGCCGGTGCGGCGGACTTGATCCTGAACCCATCGGATCGGGTATCCCGTGAGATTGGCAATCTCGTTGCACGAGGTGCCGTCTACATACATTCGAATGACAGTATCGCGGTCCCGTCCGGTTCTGGTTTTGCGATCATAGGAAGCGCGGACGCTTTCTTGTCTGTCGCGGATTTCCCCAGCTTCCCGCAGTCTGCTTGCCATGGCGGACGCAGAAAGACCAACGCGCTTTCCGACAGCAGCAGCGGACAATCCGCTACGGTAAAGGCTGATCGCGTGGTTCAGATCAATCGGCGTCGGTTTTCTGGGCATGTCTACAATCTTTCGACGAGGGACGGATACTTTACAATACAGGGTGGCGTCTACACTGGCAACACAATCCGCGCCCACGCCGAGGCGTCGCTGAACTCGTATGAGGAAGCGGGCGTGATGGGCGTTGGCGTCGAGGCGGAATGGCGCACGGCGCAGGATAATGCTGTTTGCGAGGAATGCGAGGAAGCGGCAAGGTCTGGCCCATACACTTTGCAACAGGCGCGCGGGATGATCCCCCTTCACCCGAATTGCCTACCGGGGGATAGTCTCGTATTGGCCCGTAGTGGGGTTACGGCGGCGAGTAAACGGTGGTTCAAAGGTGATATGATCATCATCACCACGGCCTCCGGTCGCAAACTCACCTGCACCCCAAACCACCCGATACTCTCGGACACCGGATGGCAGGCTGCTAAGTCTATCAACTTCGGTGACAACGTAATCAGCGACGGCTTCCGTGACGGGCCTGCTTTTGGTGGCGGCGATGACAAGCACGTGCCAACCCCGATCCATGAAATAGCGGAAGCGTTCGGGCGTTCGGGCGGCGTGGTTTCCCGTCCAGTGCCAGTGACCGCCCCAGACTTCCACGGCGACGGGATGAATGGCGATGTCGCACAAGTATGGACCGACCGCAGTTTGCGGCGCGAATTTCACGCCTCGATCTTCCAAAAGGCGGCACAGCTTGGCCTCGTAATGGCTGACGTTGTGGCTGGTTTGCGCGCGGGCCTCCGCACGCTTGACCAATTCATCGTGACTGGCCTTTCTACCCCTAACTGCGTCGTGGGCAGCGGCGACTTGGGCGGTTCTGTCACCGGGGGACATGCGGGACCATTTGACGGCCTCCGCTTCGGATTGGGTACGCAACTTGATGCCAGCTTCCAAGAGCCTTTTGTCGATGGCGCTGCGGCTGACGCCAAGCTCGCCCGCAAGATTATTGCAGGAGCGACCGGACCGGTATTCTCGGACCAAGTAATCAACGTCGATGTTCAAAGCTTTATTGGGCATGTCTATAACCTTGAAAGTGGCAACCACAGTTACATAGCGCAGGGCATAGTAAACCACAATTGCAGATGCGCATGGCTGCCTCAGGTGATCAATCCGCGCGACGTGAGGCTGCGATGATTGTTCCGCCGTATGGCACAAAGAGCGTGCGGGACTGGATTTCATTGGCCGCATTATCGGGTGGGGGTTGAGCGAGTGATAACCAGCCTTTTCAACTTTTCAAATGAATGTTATAAGTTTGCAAATAAATGGGGCAAGCAATGACGTTGCACACGATCCGCGCCAACTTCCAGCCGACGCCTGATGGCGTGCGCCGCGCCGTGTTTGACGGACGCGAACATATGATTGTCCCGGTCGTGGCAATCGTGGAAGGCGTGATGAATAACGCCCTTGTCCCGTTCGATGAATTTTCCCGCTATGCCGAGGCATGGAACGGTCGCCCGGTGCCGGTCTACCACCCCGAAATCAACGGCGCTCCGATCAGTGCAAATCGGCCTGATGTAATTGAGCGCAGCACCATTGGGCAGACGTTCAATGCCCGTTGCGAAGGTGCAAAGCTAAAAATGGAAGCGTGGATCGACGTAGCAAAGGCAGAGCGTCTTGGCTATGGCGCGCTGATCGCACAGCTTGAAGCTGGCGAAGTGATCGAAGTCAGCACCGGATATTTTGCTGACGACGATATAAAATCCGGTGATTGGAATGGAACGCCATATGGTGCGATCCACCGCAACATACGCCCTGACCACCTAGCGCTTTTGCCCGGTCAGATTGGCGCGTGCAGCATTCAAGACGGCTGCGGAACCCGTATCAACAGCAAAAAGGGATCGTTTGCCATGAAGGTAAATGAAGCGTGGGCCGTGCTGTCAAAGCATCTCGGCCTCAAAGCCAACTGTGCCTGCGAAGGAGATAGCATGGACATCGTGAAAGAGGCTGAGGGGCTGGTCAAGGCCAATGCTCTCGACGCCAAGCAACTCGCGGCCATTCAGAAGATGGCCCCGGCAGATCGTGAAGTCATGGCGGCGTTCATTGCGGCGCTGCAAATGGCGGGCGATCCGGGCGAAATGGACGAGCCTGATATGGCAGAGGACATGCCCGAGGATGAAATGCCCGAGGATATGGGCGAGGATTACAAGGGCAAAAACATGAGCAAGAACCCCGCGCCCAAGGCGCAAGAGAAAGCGCCGGATATTGATGCGCTGGTTGCAAACAAGGTGGCCGAACACCTGCGTCGGCATGACGTTGTGGGCAAGCTGAAAGCCAACGACAAGAACGCATTGAGCGAAGATCAGATGGCTGCAATGCCGGTCGATCAGCTTGAAGCCATCGAAAAGATGATCCGCCCTGCCGACTATTCCGGCGCAGGTGGCTTCGCGACGAACTCGACCGCCGTTGACACCAACGTAACGCCCATGCCGCTGCGCGGCGTGCTGCGTGGCAAGAAGAAGGAAGCCTGATCATGACTTCGGCAACCACCCCCAAGACCATTGAACTCTACGGTCACGGCATCCAGCACGAGGCGACTGTCACCGACGCCGTGATCACTCCCGGCATGCTGGTCACGCGCACCGCGACTGGTGTTCGCCCGCACAACGTCGCAGGCGAAACCGCCACTCCTGCATTCGCGCAGGAATACGGCATGACGGGCCGCGACATCGATGATGACTACGCCATTGGCGATCAATGCGTTTACAAGGTCTATGCGGCTGGGTCGAGCGTTTACGCTTGGGCGCATACCGGCGGCGCGGCGATTGCAGCCAACGCTTACCTGAAATCGGCAGGAGATGGCACGCTGGAATTGGCTGGCGATGATGAAGTCGTCATCGCACAAGCGCTGGAGGCCGTTGATAACTCCGGCGGCTCTGCCCCGGCCCGCATCAAAGTCGAAATCATCCCGGCACAACGCACCGCGCCCGGCGTATAAGGAGGCATACCAATGTCGTTTGAAAGCTACCTCAACTCGGGCCTTGCTGGCGGCGAAAATGCCACGCTTGCAATGCGCCCTTACATCGCCACCAATGGCCGATACGCCGGTCATCCTGTGGTCACAGTCAACACCGGGCAGATGGACGAGAGCGGCAATCCGATCTACGCGGAAAAGCCGATCAACGCCAATGCGACCTTGCGCAAGGACGAATGGATCGATCTTGAGGATCAAATCATCGAGGCGGCGCGTGAGCGTCTGGTCATCGTTGACGATCTGCAAGCCGCTGGCCTGACGTACAACGTTGGTGGTCTCGGAACCATCATCAGCGAGTGGGAAACCGCTTCGGAGATCACCGACGCGGAGATCACCATGGACGGCGAAACGGTCAACAACAAAGACCGTCAGGCGTTTGGGCTTAATGGCGTGCCGATCCCGATCATCCAGAAGGATTTCACCATTGGCGAGCGGATGCTGATGGCATCGCGTCAGCGCGGGGCCGCTCTGGACGTGACCACCGGCACCGAGGCGGCGCGGGCTGTTGCACGCAAGTCGGAGAACATGGTGTTCTTCGGTGCAAACATTGGAGCCAGCAACAGCGCAGGGACCAGCTACAGCATCCCCGGTCTGACCACGTTCGCCAGCCGCGAGACCTTCACCATCAGTGATTGGTCGGACGTCTCCACACCGGTCACGCCGGAAACTATCTTCTCTGAAATCCTGCAAATGGTGCAGAAGATGGAAACCGAGCAGCGGTCCTACGGCCCGTTCACGCTCTACATCCCCGGCGTCTATGCCAGCCGCTTCCGAGAGGACTTCAAGGCCAACAGCGACAAGACACTGATGGAACGCGTCACGGACGAGGACGTCATCAGCCGGGTGCGCGTGTCGGATGTTCTTACGGACGGCAACGTGGTGATGATCGACATGAACCGCCGGTATCTGGATTTGGCAGTTGCGTCGGATGTGACCACGGTTCAGTGGCAGTCGGGTTCGGGCTTCACCAATCACTTCAAAACCTATGCCGCATGGGCGCCGCGCCTCAAGACTGACTATGACGGTCGTTGCGGCATCATGCACGGGTCTACGGCATGAGGTTGATGGTAACCCGTCATCGTCACACCCACGCGGGCAAGACGTACCGCGTGGGTGAGACCTTTGAAGGCAGCGCGCGCTTGCTCGCTGTTTTCTCAGATCGTTTGGCTCCGGCAGACCAGCGCGTCAAGACAAGCGTTGATCTTGACAAAGATGAAAAGCCCAAGCGGCACGAACGCCAAAAAAAGGTAAAAGACGATGCCGACACTTCCGACAGCGAGTGATGTTATCGCCCTGACAAGCACAAATTTGGCTGAAGCGGTTGTTACATCGCTAATCGCCGATGCTGCGCTACTCGCGGGCGATTGCATCACGGACTATTCGGAAGAAAAGCAGACGGCAATTATCAAGTGGCTGGCGGCTCATATGGTCGCCAGCACCGACTCTGGGGGCGGAACCTTAACTAGTGAGAAGCTGGGAGACGCTTCTCAGACATTCGCACGCGCCACAATGGGCGATGGCTTGCGAGGGACAATGTATGGGCAGCAGGCGTTAGCCCTAGACACAAGCGGCTGCTTGGCAAAACGCGGCAAGGGCCGCGCTTCCGTGGAGATTATCTAATGGCGGCACCTTTTAACATTCTTCGCGGCGTCAAAACTGGCGGAATGATTACAGCCTACCCGGCACGCGCTTTCAATATTGTGGCCAGCGACACGACCGAGTATCCGGGCGGCGTGGCGGTCTATGTTGGGGGTGCGGGTGACGTAGTTGTCGAGCCGATTAGCGGCGCCGGCGGTCAAGCGCCGACCGGTTACTCGGACACAACTGTAACATTCACGCTTGAGGCGGGTCAGTTCGTACCGGTAACGGTCAAGCGTGTGTTGGCGACAGGTACGGACGCAACGGCAATGGTGGCGATTTACTGATGGCCTACTACAGCCGCAACATGACGCAGGTCGCGACCTATTTCCCGCCCGCCGGGCGGAATGGGTTTGGCGACTTGTCATTTGGCGCGGCTGTGTCTCTGAATGTGCGCTGGCAAGACAAAGCGGACTTGTTTCGAGACACACAGGGCCGAGAGGTTGTTTCAAGCGCGATTGTTTACCTGCCGCAAGCTATCGCTGTTGGCGGACGTCTTGGTCTTGGCACTTTGACAGACCCAAATGATGCGCGCGAGATACGCAATGTCGGTGAAAGCCCGTCTCTGGATGGCAAGGTAACCCTGGTGAAGGCATGGCTGTAGAAGTTGAAGGGCTGGACGCGTTGAATGCGCAGCTTCGCCGGATGGCCCGCGAGGCCCCTCATGCTGTGCGCCGAGCCTCTTTTGCCGGTGCCTTGGTGATTGAGGGAAAGGCTAAAGAAAACACGCCTGTTGAATACGGGGAACTGCAAGGGAGCGCATATACGCAAGCGACAGCGCTTGGCGCAGAAACGGGGTTTTCGGCCGAGTACGCATTGTGGGTACACGAAAACACCGAGGAAAAGCTGCGTGGGGAGCCTCGCCCATCTGGGCTTGGCACATACTGGAATCCCGGCGGGTCGAAGTTTTTGGAGCGTGCTGTGGATGAAAATTCCGACGAGGTTGTTGATATCGTCGAGGCCTATCTTGAACGCGCGATCAATGGTGCAACATGAACACGCCCGCGCATGACACAGCACTCTATCTCGCGGCGGAAGGCGTGACAGGCGCATTTGGTGGGAGCACCGGCTTTCCGGTCTATGTCGGTCGCGAGCCTTTGGAGCCCGCAGGCGTGGTTACTTGTTACGATACCGGCGGCCCTTCC